ATAATTGATATACGAAATCGCGATTATCAAACGGGTCTGCTACCCAATGATAGCGCGGTAGAGGCTTTGGTAGGTTTGTTTTCGTAATGCTTTTTGGTGGATTGAATGCAGGGTCTTGACTGGTGTCAACTATTGGTTGTTTCATCATATCTTAATCTTTCTTTCATTCAAATTTTAAATGGGAATTCCATATAATCGGAATCTTCCACCATTGATGTTTCCAGTTCGTGATAATAAACGAACGGCATTATATGGGGTAGTGCTTCTATAGCGACCTGCTCCCACTTGAGCATAATTATTTCCATCTACCGATGAACATGATCCTGTGTAGTCTACTTGTTTATAATTTATGGAACTGTTTGGATCATATAAATTAATTGTAGCCCCAAATGCACTTGGTGATGTGGAACCACCTGCTGGAAGTTGAATAGATACGGCGTTATTGCCGTGGACGGTATTATTATACCCACCTGAACCAAATACGGTTTCAGACCAATCATAATTTCCACCAGTATCATATGTAGCACCACCATTGGTTGACATTTGAATTTGAAATTCTGCATCGGAAAGTCCACCAGTAATAACAATAATGTAATTTAGATAGATTGAGTTATTAAATGCAGTTAGCGGAACGGCTGATTGCGTCGATGAAACAGTTACATCTTGAAGTAAAACGCGATCACTAGTAATAGTAACTGTAACATTCCCCGTGCCAGTAACGTTAACGGTTGCACCATTGAATTTAATAGAATTAATATTAGTATAAGTATTAGTAGAATCTGCTACCGTAAGATGGCTATTAACATTTGAAATGTTACTACCATCTCCATATAAATAGTTTCCAGTAACTATGTTGGAAACTACTGATCCAGATGCGATAAGATTTCCGCCGCGAATATTACCCGTTACTGATAGAGAAGTCAATGTGCCAAGAGAAGTGATGTTTGGTTGGGCATTTGATGTTAAGTTTCCACTTAATATTGTGGCACTAATGTTACTTGCAAAAATATTACTGGTAGTAAGAGTATTTGATGTAGAATTAAATGTGAGTCCAGCCGACCCCGCAAAAGTCCCTGCATTATTATATTGAATTTGTGTATTTAAGCCTCCCGGAGAAGTGTTACCGCCGCTTCCCGCAGCAGCCCACGAAACATTCCCATTACCGTTGGTACGTAAATAATACCCATTGCTTCCACCGGGAATATTCAAAACACTTACATCGGTGACACTAAGGTTGTTTAAAACTCCGACACTTGTAATGTTCGGTTGTGCAGCATTGGTTACTGTCTGGGCAAGAAAGGCTTGAGCAACAGGCGGGAAATATGTGCCGCCAGCACCATTAAGAATTAAATTACCCACAATTTGTAAATTGGCCTTGTCGGTAATTGGATTGCTAAGGTTGCTCGTATCAACAATAGGAATCAACGATGTAGCAGAAATATTTGCTCCTATATCGCTAAGTTGCGTAATCTTAATTGCTGTTAAATTTCCACTCATTTGTTTTTCCCGTGATGTTATTTATGATGTTGGTAGTCCTAAAACGGCTGCAAGAACTTGATTGTACGAACTGGTTAATGGTCCACCTGCTGATCCATAATCTCTCCAAACTACCATTCCGGCCATTCCTCTTTGCATGTAATTGTTGATGATCGCACATTCTGATGGGGTGAATTGTCCCGGATTTTTGAAAGTTATATTTTTATGTTCATAAGTTGGAAATCCAATTCCCACGGTCATCAGAATATTTGCATAATTTATTGGATTATTTTCGGTACCGGATGGTCCTTTTGTTATTAATGCCAATTGGTTATCTAAGGACTGAGTTATATTCTGTTCAGCATTACCTTTCCATGCAACAAGGCATAACTTTAAATTCGGAGTATTGTTCAGTTCCAATAAAATGTCACTGACTGTTCCATATGAGTATCCTGTATTTTGTGCACCACTGCCATTCCATGCATTTGGGTACGCAACAAACTCTAAACCGACACTAGCACAAAGTGCCGCATATAATTGAAGTTGTTGTAACAAATCACTGGAACTTCTTCCATCCTGTGCCTCAGAATCTAATATAACTCCGGTTGCCACATTAGAGTCAATTAATCGTGCAGAAGAAAGTATAATCTGATCAATGCCAACATAATATGGCCCACCCAATACCCCAGTCAAGTAGGTAGGAAATACTGTGTTTATATTATCATATGCATCCTGAAAAAACATAACAGAACTATCAGGTATTCCAGCATTATTGGCAACATCTAAATATCCATACTGCATTGGGTCTGTGCTATCACTATGTGCTGGAAATCCTAAAGTATATCTCAGTAACGTCTCAGTTGCCGCATTGGCAGTTTCTAAACTGCTATACTGCATTCTACATTGTAGCATAGGGCTTCCAGATACAGTTGGATCATTGCGCACGAGAGTATACGATGTTGTTGTTCCTGCGAGATAGTCAGGTGCCAAATTGTTAGGACGAGTATTATAGGGTGCTGATGCCAATGCTCTCATCTGCCAAATCCAATGATGACCGCCTATTGTAGTTTCTGAAGTTACAGAAGGCTGTAAACTTGCCACTACCTGTGTTCCAGAATCTGATTCCGGATAATATGCATATCCCGGATTGGTTGGTGGGTTGTTGATCTGATTAGTTTGGTTGTCAACAACCGGGGGTGGAATATTCTGATATACACGAAAATCAGGGCCGTTAATTGTGCGTACTTGTGTTATGCTATTTGGAGAAAAATAAGCAGGAAATGTGGGAGCATCAATAGGATAATCATTATTAATAGTCCCACATGCGCTCAAATAAGCCAAGCATGCCCCATACAATGAATCCAGTTGTGCTTGCGTTAATCCGCCACCGAACCCAAATAATGGACATTGAATGCTAGAAAACCCTTCCTGTACATATGGTTGATTTACGTTTAAATTAAACATTGTTAACTGATTTACGTAAGGTACACCTACCGCAGTGCTAGGAAAACTTACTGCACCGCCAGAGTTATATCCAATAACATTGTTAAAATCATTATTTCGGCTCCAAGCAAAAAACCCACCTTGGGAGGCTGCACCAACAGTCATATTGACAGCATAAGTACTATTTGCATAGAACGAAAATGTGTTTTTATTGTGGCAACAGATTGCCGCTCTAGTCAAAGGATTATTGCTCTGACATCCCATGTCATAAGTGGTGCTGGAGTAATTTTGTGACAATGACCACATAAACATAGATGCACTGGAAAGAGTATATTTAGTAGTATCCGTAAATAAATTACAGTTAGTATTCAATTTCACATTTGTGCCATTTCCCTGAAATCCCACATTAGGAAGAAATCCGGAAACGCCGTATGGTATATATAAATCAAATTGTGGCTGTATTAAATTATAAGGCGTTGTTCCATAATCATTTTGGTTTAATAGATATAATGCCTCTAGCTGCTGCCATACACCAGATGATTTTAATTCAGAAATTAAATTATCAGTATATGTTACATAATTATATGGTGGTTTAACTGCACATCGGGAATACCAAGTTACTGTTTCTGGTTGTAATATGCCTTGAGGTAACCCCTGCTGTAAAGATGTTCCTGTGTATAAACCCATCTTAATATCCCCAATATAATCCTGAATCTTCCCATCCCATTGTCCAACATGACAGTGTTCCACCACCAATTCCGGAAACAAACTGAATTTGTCCGCTTGTGTTGGTAAGTAAATATCTTGATAATGAGGTTGCAGAAGTTGCTATATCAAATCCAGCAGTTCCAGTAACATTAAACGATCCCGCAGGAGCACAAGTTTCATCTGTTGATGCCACGGTTGTATAATATGCCGATCCATTGAATCTGCTTATAGGCTTAACTCTGATACCGGTAGGAACACTTAATGTTAGTAGTTGCGGAACAGTTGATGTAATTACTTGGTTTGCATCATGTGCTGCGTTAGTTAAATAAAATATATTTCCGACACGGTGAGTAAAATTAACAAATTGTGTGCTGGCATTTACTGGAATTGATGCAATTCTTATATAATATCCACCAATATAACTACTTGGTAGAGTTGGGGAAGACGCCGATATAGACCCAATATAATCGCCTCCAGTTCCATCACTCTTACAGATAGCATAAATGTGATAGGTTCTGGAAGAACCAACTGTTCCGGTATCCAATAGCCCACCATTAGAACCTGCTGTCCAACTTGATGCGATTGATTTATTGGTTATAGCACCCGCTACAATTGTAAATGATCCTGTGCTATCTGGCATGGTATATGCAGTAAAACTAAGTGCTGGTGAAGATGTCGCATAATTACTAATTGTTCCCGGTCTCGGAGCACTTGCCCCACCTGCAGGTCCTCTTGACCCAGTTGCACCCGTAACACCAGAAAATGTAACATTAGCACCAGAATTCAACTGAGTCCCGGTTGCAGTTGCAACGTTTACGGATAATGAGGTTGTTCCCCCACCAGAAGTAATTCTTCCCTGAATTGAATTTCCACTATCAGTTGCAAATACATATGAACCGTTTGGAAATGCGGTTCCGTTAGATACTGGCAATACAGTTGTGCTGGCAATGGTAGCATTAGCTGTGGTGGTAGTGGCACCTGGCCCTATAGGACCTGCTCCACCTTTTATGTTTGCAATCTGGTTCCAATAATCATTATCACTGTTCTGTGTCCACTGAAACACATTTGAGGTTGTGGTATTAAGATACAAGTCCCCATAATTTCCATAATATGGTGTGGTAGGATTGGAACTGCCAGTTGTCCATATGGTGCCGGGTGTTCCTGTTGGAATTAAATACGTTCCACTAAAAGCCGTTACGGCATATGGCGATAAATTAATTACTTCAAGTACGCCGGAAGATGGGTTACTAAGAATTTTTACCAAGAGATTTAAACCACCATCAACAACAATACCATAACTTCCAGCAGGAAACTGACTAGAATTGGCAACATTCATTGTTGATATGTTATAAAAGTAGCCAGAAGACCACGTGGAAGTCAATGTAGTATATGCATTAATTCCCGGAACACCAGCAACTATAATTGATGAATTTACTGCCGCTATTTGTCCATATGTATTATTAGAATATAAATTTTGGAGGGTTAAGGTATTGGTTCCACCACCAGCAGTAATTAATCCATACATTGGTGGGGAACTATTTAATAACACACATGTTCCATTTGTATACTGACTGCCATTTGCAACAACCACATTTGCGGTATTATTCAATACTGGAACGGTAAATGATGATGTCAATGTTGTAGCGCCGGGTGGAGATAAATTCACCCCATTACTGACGCGAACTACAGCAAGAGTATTACTTAATACCGCAATTGAAACAATGTCCACTGCTCCAGTTATTGAACTTAAAGAAGAGCCGGGTGGAACCGTATAATAGGTATCAAACACGAGATTATACCCGCCGCCTTGAGTTATGAATAAGTCAATTTGCACGCCCGGTGTAAAAGATGAACCCCAATTTGGAAGGGTAATATTACCACTTGTAGTAAGTTCATATCTTCCATTAGTAGTGAATGAAATTGCACTCAATAGACCACTAACTGTGCCAAGATTAATCGGAGTTATAGTTCCGAGAGCGTTTTGTGCGATAGTGGCAGAAGTATTAGCACTCGTGTTTGCAGAAATTGCCAGTTGTTCTGCCGCAACTGCCAGTGATTGGGCAATAATATCTGACATTATTGACCTCCAGCAATGAAAAATGTTCCAGTTGAACCACCGGTCAATTGAACAAATTGACGACCAGAAAGAGAAAACGTGCCAGTAGTGCTGATTGTATTCGTAGTAGTGATTCCTGATGAATTGTTAACCACTACAGTTTGTGGAATAAAGTCTGAATTATTGTCTGGGCTTACAGTAATCTGATATGGAGTAGCAGGAGCAACGGTGCAAGTAATAATTACAGTTGAATATTTTCGCATGTCATATGCGGTGATCCCATTCCACGATAAAGGCGCTAAGTAATACGGAGTAACTATTCCAATATTGTTTGTTCCAGCGCCTAATACTGGATTGTTTGTTACAGAAACATTTGGTGTTCCTGTTATAGTTACACTTAAAGTTGATGCGAGTCTGGAATAGATTCCAGAAAGGAATCCTAAAATTCCAGAACCACCAGAAGGAGGTGAAATTCCGGTTCCGCCCGTTCCGAGTCCTGAAGCAATCGCAGCAAGATTTCCGCCACTTTCCTGTGCAGCATTTGTTGGAAGATTAGGTGTTTCAATATATGCCATTTAATTAGTTCCTATTAAAAAATAACCCATGATGTGCCAGTGGACAAAAATCCAAACAAACTATTTTTGTTAGTAAAAATAACATTAGCATATCCATTTATTAAGTCTGTTCCGGATGGTAATACAGTTACCGTAACACCAGTTCCATTATTTTGTATTTGAATGGGCACACCTACCATAGTGCTTGCTGATGGTAGAAAAATAGTTGATGTGCTATTTACCATTATTAAATTATCAGTAGGAGTGACAGTAGTATTGCCAATAATAGTTCTAACAGCAAGTGATGGAGCCTGTGCTCTTGGTAATGATCCGGAAGTGACATTACTTGCATTAATTGAACTAATATTATAACCGTTTCCGATTAGGTTAGTCGCTAAAACATTTCCAGTTATTGTAAGATTTCCGGTTGATTGGTTAAACGTAAAATTTGGAGACCCTCCAAATAATCCAGCATTATTAAATTGAACCTGTGCATTGGAACCACCGGGTATACCGTTGCCACTACCACCCCCAGTTGAGGAAATAGTAACATTTCCGTTTGATTGGTCAATGGTAATATTGGTTCCAGCAATAATATTTGTGACACCCGTATTCGTTATTGTTGCAATTCCAGTGGTTGTATTGGAGGTAACGTTAATGCCGTTACCAGAAACAAATCCAGTAGAAGAGAACGAACATGCAAACAGAGTGTTAAAATTTTGCTGCGTTTTTGTAAATGCAGTGTATAATGAGTCGCTTCCAGCAGACTCATTTGGCAAGCCAATGTTGATGTTTTGTTGTCCGGATATACTCATCTTTAGTCCTTATGATGTATTTATCAATAAGAATTAGGATTTATTGATCGCATTCCATTTTTCAGCCATGGCATTAACAAACTCTGCGATATTAGACAATTTGTGTTGCTTCATATAATTGATTATCTTGATTGCATTTTTTCTGTCAGGTCCGGAACTTGGTTTTCTGGCGTTGGATAAATCATTTGCCAATCTTTGCGTCGTTTCTTTTTGGTAGTAATTGCTATCAAGATTACGAATAATATCTTTGGCTTTTGAACTTAGCTGAGACCGATCTGTAACCTGCATTACTTCAAGCCAAGGAATAAGCCAACCACGGTGTCTACTGAATGATCTACTAAACGATTGTTGTCCAGTAAGTGCGTTAACTTGAGATGTTTTGGATGTATCAAGATTTCTCCAAGCAGATAGATCATTATAATAGTAAGCGGGAATATTACGCTTTTTTGCTTCTAATAGAGTTTTTCTTGCATGTGCCTTAGTATTTGGTTCTGCATCATCATTGATAAACACATGAATAGCAGTAACGCCATTAATAGGAATAGATGGTTCTTTGCTAAACAACCTATCTTCTGCCTCATGTCTTCTATGATGAGATTTTGCTGGATCGCGGTTTTGCCAATAGTCTACTGGCTTTGATGGATATTTGCTGTTATAATAATTACCATCTAACACAAACATAACAGCAGATGAACCAACGTAATCATGATATCCACCTTTTGAAGTTCGGGTAGTGCTTAAAAAGTAGTGATATCCTTTTGGCATATATTGTTGTTCAATGCTGCCCAATGCACTGCTCAGTTCAAAGTTTCCAGTTGCAAGAATATTTGAAGCAGCATATATGTTGGTATAGTGATATACGATTCTGCTTAGACTCTCATCAAGTTGCTGTGTATTTTCAGTATCCTTAGTGATGAGATATCGTTCACCGACTTCCTTCATGCTATAGCCGGGTATCGCCGCGAGTTTTTTCCATACCTCCTGCATCGCCTCAGATTGTATTTTATCTGACATGAGATTATATTGACTTAATAGCATCTTATAAAATGCCATAGCAAGCCCCTGTCTTCTATATTCAGAATTTAAATAAAACATAGTAACGGTTCTATATTCTGGGGCATGTTTTTTGGATACCATTACCAACCCAACTGGCTTATCACCATCCATAAAGAAATATGCATCACTATACCCAAATGGACCAACCAAAAGATTTAAATTTCCCAACGATCCCGCTTCACTAAGTTTTCCAGCATCACTGAGCGACTTGAATTTATTTTGCATTTGTTCTTGCCAAAACTTGTCATCATCTTTACTGTGGGAAATTGTCTGCACTTCATTAACGGGTTCCCAGTGCATATTTTTGGATTTACCGATGTGATGGAATCCGTGTTTTTTGTAAAACTTGATCAGCTTGGCTTGTGATACTGCACCTTTATCCCAAGGGAACAGCGTAAGTGTAATATCATCTTGTTGTGCTAAATTCTGCAATATCTTCATCGCCTTTGAGCCCGCGCCAGAACGCAGCGGAGTTGCCTGAATCCATTTTAGTTCTACTTTGTTTCCCTGTTTAGGGGTAAGTTCAAACTGCACAATCTGCATGTCATCGCCCTTACCAAAAGTCATCAGACGATTACTACGACTGAGGGGACTTTCAGGAAACTTTTCATAGACCTTAACAACCCATTCTTTAGTCTTCTCTGAAGGCCCAAAGCCACTGAGTTTGATTGACTCTTCGGTTATGAATTCTGCTGCCCTCAACGTTTGTATCCCTTGAACGGTCTGATGGGAGAGACATATTCAACATCCGATTCTTCTTGACTGACCGGAGTGCTTACTGATTTCTTACCTTTTAAGTGAACTAACTTTAGTGCTTTGTCTATTACTGCACCAATATCGGGATCAAAAGAGGATACTACTTCATGTTCGCCCCATTCACTTTCTGCTTCAAATGGTTCTTGATATTTGAGATTTTGAACCCCATCTTCTCTGCCACCATCTCCTCTGACAGCAGCAATACTTAAACCAAATCTATAAATTTTATAGAAATCTTGGTTAGTTAACTCGGGGATAATATAAGTATGCGGAAGTGGACGCCTTGCCAACTGTAAACCATTTTCTCTATCATCTGGATCAAATGATTCAGTTATGAATTCGTGTGCTCTCACTATTTTTCCTTTATCTGTTGTATTTATTCCACATCACATCACAAAAATTTTGCCAACAGAATTTGACAAGACATCATCAAACATATATTCCATATCCCTCGCCAATACTGAAGTAGCCTCTGTCCTATCGCTATCGTCACGATATTCTGGCTTAAGATTTAGATATTTGCTTGGATTCCCCCAATTTTGGCGACCGTATCCCAAATTAGTTGGTAGTGGATTAAGTGTTACTTGTCCGGTCCCTAAATACTGAGCAAACAATTCATACAGGAATTCATATGGACGACGAATTTGGCCAGTCCGACTGCTACGTTGAGTGCCAATTGCGTTAAACAAGGCATTATATTCTGGTGTCATGTCCCACTTAACTGCTGAGCGGTTTGCAAAATCAAGATTTTTGTTACGAAGTTTTCCATAATATTGTTCAAGCATGTTATTAACGGAACTAAAGAAGTGCTTTTCCGCTTCAGTCCAAACGTTCCAGTTTCTATTATTTCTGCTTCCTGCCTGAACAGCATGCCCGAATCTATGTGCCATAATCCATGGTGTCATCATTACTTTCGCATCACCACTGTTACCTACAAACACCACAGTGATAGCATCAACACTCCCATCTAAGATTGGTTGCGCTTGGTCGCCAAACATTTTCTTTAGCTGTTCGGGGCTTACTGAGCCAATTTCAGCATATTTACCAGTTCCGGGAATATTACTAAAGAATAGTCTGAAATCATAAGGAGTTTTCTCAAAAAACTTAACAGCTTTCAATTGATTTTTTGGATGAGGAACTAAACGCTTATCAACGCCTCTGAATGGTCCCGGCTTTTCAAAGTCACCTAACGGAGTAAACTGCTGTAACGCCATTTCATCAAGCTCTGGCGATTCTTTAATAAAGTCATTTTTGTTTTTCAAAAATATTTCTGAAATCCTCATACAAATTTCCCTGATTTTTCTGTTTCCAGTTTCTAACTGTGTAAATTTACGTTGATTTTTAGTTTGTGTTGGATCAGTGTATCCACAGTATACTTTTTTAACAGGACTCGCATTAATTAGATCAGTGCAACTTTCACTATATCTATCATGCATAGTATCATTGCATGGGCTTAATGTGGTAACAATAATGCTACCTTCTGGAACTTTGCCATATTTGGCTTCATATTTATTTAAGGCTTCACGTTCAGCATGAATCCACTTGTCATCTGATTTAGTGCTTATGCCAGTGACGATGTTGTTTTTTGGATCAAGGACGGCTGCACCAACAAGACCATCCATCTCGGGATTATCATGGTGTTCCTCTATGACCATCTCACACAATTTGAGAAGGATTTTGTCCAGCTTTTTGTAGTTGTGGATTTCAAAGTCGGATGCTCTCATTGTTTATGAACTCCAAGACTTTCCAAGCCTTGTTGACATCACATTCCAGTTGATAATCTTCCAAAGTTCTTTGAGATATTTCTTCTTATCTGACCCATAATCTAATAAAAATGCGTGTTCCCACCAGTCAACAAGAAGCAGTATATCGTCTCGGACTTCATGGTTTTTGATTGTTTTAATTTTGCCGTCATAGGCAAGATATACCCAGCCTGACCCCTGAACCTTCATTGCTTCTTCAAGAAAATCATTTTTGAATTTATCAAAATTACCAAAGTGCTTATTTATAAAGGTATACATTGGTCCATTTGGTTTGTTGTTTTCTCTGACTTCTCTAAATTGTGGAAACCACATATTATGCAGGAATGCACCAGCATAGTTAAAGTCAGGATCACCTTCACCATCATTGTAGCGTTGTGCATATCCTTTTGCTAACTTATTATAGTGAAGATCAAGCGTATCTTTACCCATAACAGGATTAACTTCACGTTCAGTGAAGTTAAGTGGGATGATTTCAATGTCTTGAGGCTTTGATTTTGCCTCCAAAAGGTTTATTATTTCGCGCATACTGTATTTATTCAAGCATGCACAAATGTGTTTTGAAATATATCTTTACAGTCTTCTGACTATTCGTCCTTTTGAAACATCATAGGCGCTGATTTCAATTGATACCTTATCACCCATAAGAATACGAATCTCATGTTGACGCATCTTACCGGCAAGATATGCTAAAATAGTCATATCATTTTCGAGTTTAACTTTGAAGGTAGTATTTGGCAAAACATCAATGATTTCGCCCTCTACTTTAATTGTGTCTTCTTTAGACATATTAATTCTTAATCACTTTTTTAGCAAATCCCATATTTCTTCTTTTTCTTTAATTTCTTTTTCAAGTTCGCGATATCTATCACCAAGTTCTTTTAATTCATCCCAGCGTTCTTCTAACTTAGTGTTTGGTCTCAGAATACCAAGACGTTCTTCAATTTTGTCCAACCTATCAGATAGTTTAACGCCCTTGACGGTAAGTTCTCCATTAATTGTTGTATCACCAGACACATTTAATGATGAACCGATTTGCGCAATAGATGGTGTGGACCAAATTGGACTGTTATAAGGAGAAGCTGCAGTTATTGCATGATTTGCCCATGTTGCGGAACTGCCAACGCCACCGCTATATCCACCGCCACTTCCAACAGTATAAACAGTGCCCCCACCTCCAGAAAGAATTCCATTGCTTATACCATAAGATGTCTGGTGATTATATATGCTGTTTGAAATGCTCATGCTATTTGCCAAACCGCTAATGACATTCCAGTCAATAGAATTCTGTTCTGTTTTGTCTTCTTCTTTAATATCACCATCATCATTTGTCATATAAATTTCTTCGTCATCAATAATAATAGAATCAATCATTAATTTGCCTTTTTTAAAAATAATTCACCATGCTCATCAATGCCTATTTCAACGGCATCACCCTCTTTCCAGCCTAAATATTTTAGAAGTGGAATGGGCACAGGTATGATCATGTCACCATTGGAATCTTCCTGAGTGATGACCTCATATCTCGTTTTGCTTCTTTTGGATTTGGATGACATATTAATATTTAGTTAGAATACTAATCACCGATTTGTTTTACCAAGCACGGCATGACCAATAGCGCGCTTTCCATTTAGGTCCAGGATTTTCACAGTGATGTCTTGCTCTGAATGATTTACGATGACCTGGGCTATTTTTCTTTATACGCATATTTGGATCGCCAAAATTGACCTTTACTACTTTACCGTTTGGCTTTTTAACATAGACTTTACTTTTGGCGACATCACCTGCCATTGGCTTATTAAGCGTAACTTTACGTCCTTGATACTCTGCTTCATACATGGGATCAACAGGTTTTCCGGTTTCGTCACGAATTTCATCGCCAGTGGTTGAATAATGATCATATGTTTTTTGTAGACGATCTTTTAGTTCTTTGATTTTATATTCGTCGCCGCTTTTAATTGCACGTTCCAAATACGAATTGAGTTTAGCTAACTGCGGATCAGATTTAATAGCATTTTCATATTCCATGTGACTAATGCCAAGCATTGCTGCAATTGCTGCAGCACCACCGAGTGCCCAAGTCTTCCAGCCTTCTTCCAACTCTTCTTCATTTTTTCCATGAGCAAGTTTTTTAATTTCATTAAGTTCATCGTTATCAGCATCGGAGTCTAAATGATCATAGTTACCAGATTCAAGGGCATGAACAACTTCTTTCACCCAACCACTAACATCTGAACTTCCAATTTCTTCAACGTCACCCACCTCATGTGCTACGTCTTCAATTGCTGCCATAATTCTTACCGGACCATACTTACCAACTAATTCTGGGTGCTGACGAAGAATTCTCCAACGAATAGCGCCTTCTGCAGGATGACTGTCATTACTGTCTTCACCCATCATGTATGAACCGGCAGATGATGCATCGGAGTCTGCACCCATTTTCATGTATTCATCAACATTTTCTGATTCATTCAAAATACCATGGAAACCAAGAAACTCAGCAGCGTCTTCATCTAGATGAAGAATGATTCCATCTTCTGTAAAGCCCACTACTCCCGTTTCAATGACAAAATTTTCATTGAGTTCAATATCAACACGGTCATGAAGCTGAATAGTATCACTCTCATGGTTTTCTTCCATGCTGCGGATAAGTCTGTATAGGTCTCTGGTATCAGTCATTGTAATCTCCGAAATATATCTATTATTTATCACAGAAAACATTTTGTAACACATTCGTTACTTTATCCAGAGAATCCTCATCCGCTTGATATTTGATAGCAACACCACCGTGATTGCTCCAAGGAATAGTATTTCCCTTCCAATCATCAATTAAGACATTTGGTGTTCCGTCAGGCTGAACTGCGTATTTGTATTTTTCGCGCTCAAAAATAACATTATCAGGCTTGATGATCACATGTTTTTGTAGCCATTCACGCTTACCTTTGATGCTTCCGCCTTCATCAAATCTTAGAGGGCTGCTTAAAATGGTATATCCACCAGCATATTTCTTCACGAGTTGGATAAGTGCGTTCGCTGTGGAAAAGGGCTTTACATCGCGAAACAAATGATACGCATCTGAATCCTTAAAGAAGCGTTCCCATTGATCATTAGTCATATCATTATAGTGTTCCACATCACTAAATTCTGCGGCATCAGAATACAAATCTGCAAGAACGCCATCCATATCAACATAGCAAATAGGCTTGCCTATTTGTTCGGATTCTATTAAATCGTTTATTTTCATAAGATTATTATATCAAAAAACGTCGCTATTGTCAAGATTTGCGGCGACGGTTAGTCATTTTTTTGACAGGAATATAATCTTTGTTCATAACGGGACTGCGATCAGGAATGATATGACTAAAATTAATCATATCATCGCCATATTTCAGTGTGAATAGTGACTGCATATCATCTTTGTTGTTCTCAAAACCGACAATCAAATGGTTATGAAACCGTATTTTATAACCAATTTTATTGGTCTTGATGTCCTGTAGGATGTCATCAAAGTTGTTTGATTCACGATTAAAAATTAAAAACTTCATATCATTTGTTCCAGATTAAAAATGCTACGTAGTCACGTTCGGATTCAAATAGAAAATCAAAACCGTTAAATTGATCTTCAACGTTTTCCATAAACCGCCAGTCTCCAGTGCAATTACGTTCACACCATTCTACAATGGGCTGTAATTGTCCGTAAGGGAGAGTAATGTTGGCTCTATGGGCAGTCGGTATACTTATGGACATTAATCCCCCCTTGTGTCAAAAATCGCAATCCAGCATCGTCGCGATACTGTTCTTGGTAATATACTGTTGAGATTCCTGCTTGATAGATAAGTTTGGCACAGTCAATGCATGGTGCATGAGTGCAAAACAAAGTAGCACCTTCGGATGACTCCGTGCTTTTTGCCACCTTCATAAGTGCGTTACTTTCTGCATGTAGCACCTCGGGGCGAGTCTTTAATCCATATCTAACATTACATCTGGATTGCTCATTCCACATTTCATATGGATATTGGGATTCAAACTCTTCAACAGAAAGCCATCCTCCTGCCCCATTGTCCCAAACTTTAAACTCACAGTCATTATCCCATCCACTCGGCATTCCATTATAGCCAGTGGCGATAATCTGAGTATCATTTTTTACAATAACTGCTCCAACTTTCAATCGTTTTGCATAACTAAGTGTGCTAGTAAGTGCAGCAAATTTCATAAAGTAATCAATAAATTTAGGCTTCATTAATTAATCCCATAAACTTCGGAAATAACGACCAAACAATTCAAGCCCTTCTTGGATACGTTCTTCATGTAATCTATGTCCCACATAATCATACCAGTGACCGTTTGGATTTTCATCCACCATTTCATAAGTCTCTTCATCCTTTCCTGTAATAGGATTAGGATATACTATCTCAGATTTTTTCCAATGAAGAACAAATTCACCATGGTGATAACGACTATCATAATCACCATCAACAATTTGCTGAAATGACCAAATCATCTTGTCAAACGTTTCTTCCCATTTTTCACAGTTTTTATCAAATACTGCGCGCTCATCCTCGTGTATGAAATCAAAAACATAATTTCTATCCATGTCTCCGCCAATTGCAGATACAAATTCGCTTGGAACACCATGTTTAGATTGCTTAAGTTGAATGAGTGCAGGGAGAATGATCAGCGCAAGCGTGTTGTCCAAGCTCCATGTATCAAACTTCTCAATATTAATGTCTATCTTACGTTGGATACCGAATCCACTGGGATATCGTCCTAAATTAATCTTCATCTTTTTCCTTAATTATTAATTTTTGGCAACATGGAGTTAGGTGAGGTAGGAGTTGCCTCTCCATCAGCAAACCAGAACATTTCAGTTTTAACGTCTTTGGATACGACAAAAGCCAATGAAATGTGCTTGTTATTCTTCAGGGTCTTGGCCAACTCTTCAATGGTGGGAGCTTGGCACAAAAAAGTTTGAGGCTTTTCTGTGTAGAGATAATAGTTGCCCTCCATATATTCTGCAATACATACAGGAAACATTTGTCTCTGCTTATCTTTACTGACCTGCTTGACCGCGTTCCCATAAAGGAAACGGGAAGCGATCATAAAGCCCAAACCAAAACTTAACAGATTAGTGATTAACACTGTGAGTTGGTGCATAATTAAATCCTTTTATATTAATTATCAAATATCCAAAAACTTCAATTGAAACAGATCAGCATTGGGATCGTGCCCTTTATACCCACGCGGATTACACACAACACGAGTATCACCCATCATATAATCAAATGGGTTATGAACATGTCCATGGAACCAATGAGTAATCTGAGGACGATCAAGAATAAATTCAGACAGATCACTATGATATCCACCATTCATATAGTAATCGTTTTTGTAGTTTGCATGAATGCTCAAGGGAGTAGGAGCCATATGTCCTATTACGACATATTGCTTGCTCGGATCAGCATCAACCGTCTGTCTGATATATCCCAAAGTAGACGCATGATGTGCTACCGCGTCCACAGGAAGAAACTTTCGGTAGTTCTGCTGACTATTACGAATAATGTGAAAGTCATTCATCATGCCTTCAATCAACTGCAGCGTAGATGGATCGCGCTTGTTCATGTCGGTCCAAAGTGTGCCGCCAAGGAAAGTGATACCATCAATTTCAACTTTATCGTGATCAAGAAAATGAATGTTTGGATAGTTTTTCATTTCTTCACGAAGCCAGTCATATGCATCGGGATATTTACCATGATAAAACTCATGATTTCCAGCAACGTAAACTACATGTTCATATTCAGCACTTACATGGTTAAAGAATTCACGAAAACGCATAGCCAATTGTTGGCCTTTACTTGGCTTCCAGATGACATGTTCTGCTGGAGGAATGATAGGGTGTGGGTTCTCATGAAGTGCATATGCAGTCACGATATCACCTGCAAGGATAAGAACCTTTGCTCCTTCTGTGTTTGGAAGAGTAATGGTTTCAAATTCCAAGTGGAGCTAAAGGTCGGAAGCAATTGCAACACGCAAACTTCCGACACCTTTTCCTTTCTGATTCATAATTATGATTCCTTTGTTAAATGATAGATTGATTATAACATCAAAATTAATTGATGTCAACGAAAAAGATAAATAAAAGTGAGGATCGCGGCACTCGCAATGCCCATCCCCTCTAATACTGTTAAGGAGTATCAGCAATGACTATTTATTTGTACAAGAAGACCCATAACAAAACCGGTCTCAATTACCTCGGAAAAACTACACAAGACCCACATAAATATAAAGGTTCCGGCAAAAGATGGCAAAACCATATAAAAAAACATGGATATGATGTCACTACGGAAATCCTGCGAGAATGTCAAACTAACGAAGAAGTTAGGGAATGGGGGCTATATTACAGTGCTTTGTGGAATGTAGTAGAAAGTAAAGAGTGGGCTAATCTTAAAGAAGAATACGGCGACGGTGGTGGCGCGCGAGGGGAG